AGTTACATAGAAACGATACAATCACGGGTAAGCCGCTTAATCCGGAACTACCTGTAAAACCGGTCAAGACCGAATTACTCGCACCCGAAGATGAGATTGGTAAGCCCGAGGAGCCGATTGCCGATGCTCGTATAGAGGATTTTCTAGCTATGATAGTGGAGGACGCGGTGAACTCCACCGATGAGCTCTATTACCGTTATCGCCAGTGCAAATTCCCCGGCGACGCCCCTGAGCGCATCCTGAAATCCCGCATGAGATGCCTACTTATGAAGCCGCGTGTGCGTGAACGATTAAAGTTTTTACGTGATGCCGAGTGGGAGCTTAATCAGCCTACCTTGTTAAGTATCAGCAAAGACTTCAAGGACTTGATTGCACAATCAGAACTGCGACCGGCAGATAAAATAAATGCCCTGAACTCGCTGGCGAAGTTGACCGGACTGTTCGATGGTGACAAGAGTAAACGTCAAACCCAAGTCGCGATTGTATTTAATTCTCAAGAAACCCCAAGGGTCGATGTTCACGTAAAAGATTAGCCCTTGTATAATTGGCCGCATGTACTGTAAAATTCTTCAAAAGAGTCTCCCGCAAGTATGGACTTGATCATGTCCTCCTCCAGTGCGGTTACGTGATTATGATTTGCCGATGCCGAGTCTGTATAAAGCATATCATACGCCGATGCCAGTAAGTAATTTAAAAGCTCTATGCGCCGATGCCCCTGTAAACTGTCATACAGGTATATGAACAGGTACAGGCGGCGCATACGCCTTACTTTGATTTGTAAATCTTGGGTTGTCAGGTCTTTATTCAAAACATCCCATTTCCTTTAATCTATTGATTATATCTCACCTGCGATCTTTTTGCCGCGGGCAACGGCACGTTCACCGATGAAGTAGCGGGGCTTATCTCCGGGCTTCTCCACTTTCATGACCGGTATAACCTTTGCCCGCGATTCCGTCATAATAGTGTAACCTATATCCGAATCCTGAGATACTGAGGTGTACGTGATATGATTCCGATCAAACACATCTTTAAGTATTTTACAGTACACGCACCAACTTTCGCTTACAATCGTTATCTTCATACTGTTCTCCTGTTATCCAAAGATTTTATCATATTCTGCTGTACCGGTATAACCTGCGGCGCACAGCGCAAACTCATTCAATTGCTCAAAGAATGCCTCATAATCCATATCTGAGGGCTGGTACACAACGATACCGTCCGATGTTCTGCTGCATTCCGATTCCATAATGTCTTTGAACTTCCGATGTCCATAGTCCTTGATGGTGCAATCTGAATCCCACACCAACGATGCCGAGCATTCCTCGCCACCCTCGGCAATCAGTTCGCCGTAGAACGTATGCCCGCCACGTAACCAATCAATAAATTTCATTTGATAATCCTCCTTATATTGTCTGTAACTTTTGCAATATCTGTTCGGGCGTTTCGCGCACCTGCTCCCAGTCACCCGTCGCCCGTCCCCCGATGAACGATATTTCTGTGTAGTCGTGCCGCCCCCTGTGGTCGGTATAGGCTTTCATCGCGGTGACATTTTCCATGTTGATCCATATCGGCGGATCACCTTCGGTAGAGTTTGTGAGCTTTAAGCACTTCATTTGTTAATCCTCCTTATCTTCATCGCCACACATATACACCATACCTCCGAGCACAATCATAATAAATCCCATCGTTGCTACAATCGCATATGCGCCCACCAGCTTATGATCGGTGGTAGGAATTACACATAACATAATCAGAGACACCACCATACATAGACCCCCTAATGTGAAATACAGCTTGACTACATCCTTTTTACCCATGATTCACCTCAAAGTTTACCGGTCACTGCGGCAAGCACCAGCGCCAACATCACCAACGCCGCCATAATTTGCACTATAAGCCAGAACCAATCATGACATTCAACATGCGGTCCTTTATGGGGCGCCTGGATCATTACAGGGCTTCCATATCCGCCATTCAACCACTCCAGCAATAATTTTTCATCATATGGCGATGACGTGGCAGTTAACGGATCATAGGCAGACTGCCACGTCATCGCCCGGTAATTCATCCACACATACGGCTCTTCCTCGCTGTACAATCTGTTCTCCTGCATGACGATGAGCTGGTTTGAAGTAAGATTGATGAGGTGCTCTAATTTGAATGTGTCGTCATTGTCATAAATGCGATCATCCACGTAGCCGAGTGCATCACACCGTTGATTCCACAAGCCGATGACCGCCGATGTGGTCAGTCGGCTTAGCGTGTGTTCCGTGTATTTTACCATTTTATTATGCTCCTACCAGTTTCTATTTGAGTCCACGGCTTCCATTTTTACTGCGTGCATCCTGTCCATTTCTTCACGCTCTTTCTGCTCAGATTCCCAAGCAGTCCTTGAAAAATTATGATTACCTTTCCAATCTGCCGTGAATCTGCATTCGGGGAACTTAGAGCAACCGTAGAACTGCCCATTGATTCCATTTCTATCTATAATCGTTCCTCCGCACTTGGGGCATTTATCATTGATTACGGTGTACATTTTCATCTTTTGATCCTTTAGATTTGTTTCGTATTAGGTGATAGATTCCGCCGCTTTAATAGCATTCCTGGCGATGATTTCTTTTTGTTTTTCAGTGAAAACGATGTGGTTTTTACCGTTGCAAGAGGTCCGGTAACAGGCGGTGATAAACCAGTTGTTACTGCCTCTTTCGAGATTGATTATTGTACCCATGGGGATATATTTATATGCTCCCGGAAAACTCTCATTCCCGATTACCGCCCGCATCCGGGCTCGGTATTTCTTGGGGATTTCCAACTCTGCCAATCTGGACTCCAACTTTTCCGTATAGTCGCTGATTTCAGCGACTCTGAAGCATCTTAATTGCGCCCTTTCCTGCACACGATCCAGCAGGTTTTCGACTTCATTTTTATTTTCTGTGTTTATTTTCATGATTAATCCTCCAATTCAAGAGTTGCGTCGATTCTGGTTTCCAATTCATCGATGTCCCCGTTGGTGTCTCTGATTAACCAGTCAGTGAGATCATCGATATCAAAGTAACTGGATGTTCTGAAATCGTCATCCGATTCAAGATTACCGCAACCGCTGTACCACACGTAACAATCACGAAAGTCATACTCTTTCGAGTAGGTCAACAGTCTGCACAATTCCACTTTATCATCCGGCAGGTAATTCATGATGAAGTCACCATCGTTCATGTAGACTTCATCTTCTGTATTGTTTTGAGCGCAATACTCATTCCAAATCTGGAGGATATCACTATCCATCAGATTATCAAGGGCTTCTTTCACGGCTTCAACTAATTTAGCGTTTTCCATGCTTGTATCTCCTTAAATGATTTTGTCGATATAGTTTTCGATACGCTCACGCAATCCGGATATTTCATCATCCGAAATTCCCAGGCGGTTGCAACGTTTACGCATTGCGTTACAAGCCTTGAAAATCTTTTTGGCGTTCAGGCTGTCTTCGTTATACCCTAATTCCGCGCAAAAGTACGCAAAATCACTTGCGTTGAGGGCGCTTTCAGCATCGGAAAGCATACAGCAGAATGCCTTCAACAGATCAACCGGTTTTGCAGTAACCTGTTTTACCAGGCTTTCCCAATAGTCAAAAGACACGGTGACACTGTTTCCGGAAATCCATATCCGGTTATGGCAAATGCGGCGGCTTTCATCCTGTTTTCCGCCCCAGTTCGGCGCTTTTTCGCCGATCCAATCAGCCGAAACACGGAAGTTTTCAAATTTGGTCGTATAGTGCCAGTTTTCAAATTTTGCTTCATTTTTCATTTTGGTATCTCCATTTTGGTTTTTGGTTATGCTACCAATATACACTGTTTTTAGTATTAGTCAATACCTTATTACAATTATTTTCACTATTTTTGTAGTACAACTATCGTCGGTATTTGTACTCAATGGGGGGAAGGGAAAGGGAACTAGGAAAAGGGGGGATATAGGGGGGATAAGGTGAGAGGGTNNGCTAGTAAGTAGAATAATTACCATATGTTTTATTTATGGTTATGCAAATATATATCGATATATATGCTTATGCATATTAATATATCGATTATATAATTTTGCAAATAAATAAAAGGTAGAATATAGATTCTGATTCCCAGTAAAGGCATTCGGTGCTCGCTACGCTCGCCCCTCATGCAGGAAACCCGCCAATCGTCGCTCCGCTCCTCATTTGCCAATCCACGGATCAACCGGCCGAACCCGCGCCGAAAACCCTGCCTCATGCAAAAATGACAACACATAACCACCGCCAATAGGCCAAAACTCAACGGAAACGGCCCGCCATTGCAAAACGGGGGTCATACCCATACCGAGAGCGGTTATACCCGCCCATGACGCTAGAATAGCCGTTTCCGCGCAGTTTTGACAGATAGCCACAAAAGGTCAGGTGTACACAAAATAACCGGCTGGGCCCATGCGGAATATCAACCGGAAGCGCCTGATACCACCAATAGGTTAAAACTGCACGGAAATGGCCCGCCATTGCAAAACGTTTAGAAATACCGGTGTGTATACCCTGCCAGACTGATCGAGCTGTAAAGGCCGTTTCCGTGCAGATATGACGATGCCAAGAGGCAGCAGCCCATTTCGGAGAATAGATTCAGGTGTAGCCGCTAGATGCCGATGCACAAATCCATACGAAAGAGCAATATTTTACAATCATGGTACCCGCAAAATAGCAATATTTTATAATGAACCGGTTGAAACAAATCTTTGTAAAGCTATTTTACAAAGGTACCTGCTGATAGCAATATTTTACAATCCATTCAAGCTGTGATTTGATTGTAGCTGGGCTGTAAAAGTGACTCTACATGATATGAGTTTTTTAAAGATTTGACGCGACAACCGCGGCATTCAAGCTCAAATAAGGCTTATTGCCCTGTACGCTGCGTGTTGTATAACATGAGTTTTTTAAAGAAATCTTTGTAAAATGGATTTACAAAGTGCAAACGGTCGGATGGATTTTTATGCTAAAACAGCAAGATTTTACAATCTGAAAAGAGCAATATTTTACCATTTTTCGGCAATGTCGATGCCGGATTCACCTAATCATTAAGATTGTCGATGCCAGCACACGGGCACAAAAAAGCCCCTGATCACCCAACAACAAGTTTTAATCAGGGGCTTTAAGTTTATTATCCGACAATCAAAATAAAAGCCTGCGTACTAACCATAATCCCATTGATCAATCCTCGACCATATAGCGTATGTGTTCAGGGGTTTGGGACGCTGGATTTTACCAGCCGCTTTCAAATCACATTCACGAATGTAGGTTTTGAATAAATAAGCAATCTCTTCAGGATCATAGCATGCCGCAGGTATATCAAACAGATTGTACTGTATAGCGTACACGGCATGCCCCCATGCTTGTATGGCATGGTTAGCCCTTTGTATGGCATGGGCGGCCCTCTGTATAATTTCAGTACTGGGCATATCAGCCGTTCCAATGATTGCGATCATGCTTTTTCCTATTATATTGTATTAATGTAATATACATGTCGATGCAGGAATCGACAACAGGAATTCAGTAAATACAGATAGGATTTCTGTATCCTGCCCGTTTCAGGGCTTTGTATCCCTTGATTATAGCTCCGTCATAGACAGGGTCATCTACCAGCAACAAGTCATCCCTGTGTGGCAACGCCGATGCAATGGCAGGATGCACTACAAAGCAGCATCCCTGAGCCTGTTCAGGCAATCCGGTAACAACACCGGTATAGGTGTTCAGCGGCAATGGAATACCTTTACCTCTGATTGTGTTGAAATTGCCCGGAATCACCGTTTCGGTTATTTGCTCCTCCGTAACAATCGCCCTGCCGGAAGATTTCAAGTTAAAAGTCTTATAGTCGATGAACAGTTTCAAGTCGGTTCCGGTGTAATTGTAGATTCGCATTGTTATGGTTCCTTAGTTGTTAACCCTTACTGGCATGAGTAGAGCTGTAATCGATTCGTCTGTATCTTTACTGCGCAGATACAGCGGTTCAGTGGCAGATTTCATATATGCGTAATAACCATCATCACCGTCAAACAGATTCAACAGCTCCAGCAAGTATCTCGCATCCATTTTCGCGCCATTTTCCAGCGGAAAGAGCGCCATCTCGGATTTTGGCGTAATGCTGATGAGCGTTTTCAGTATTGACTTTTCAGGTCCAACAACAGATTTGCCAGATCGTACACACCTGTTAAGCTGGTGTGATTACCGGAATGGAAGATATCCATAAGTCCGTGATTGTGGGATTTTTCCAAGTCCATAATACCGGCTTGCAAACGTTTGAAGATTTCAGCAGTAGTCATTTTTACTTCTCCTTTGATTTTGATTGGTGATTGTTAAACGTCGATGCCAAACGTCGATGCGTAAACTCTGTTAGATATACTGGCATATCCTGCTGGATTTTACCATTTACGATTTTTCAAAAACTTTCGGGCGGTGATACTCTCACCGCCCGACCGCCCGGCCTGTCAAATTTCTTCGACTGCGCACTCCCAAGGGATGGCGTCACCCTGTGGTGACGCGTACCCATCAGAGAGGCGGACCATTCGCAAACTGGGCGGCGTGTCAAGAAGACGATACGTTCTGCCGTCATGGCAGAACGTATCGTAGTAGCCGCCGTTGCAGTCGCGGCCTATTTCAATCCCTTGCCACCGAAGATTGTCTTCGGTGCCATCCGGGAAAATAATTTTCCCGGCCATCAGTCTCTCGTTGTAGCCGCCTCGGCGGCTACTTTCGCGCAGCTCAACAGTGCCAGTTATCTTGATCATTTTTACCTCCTGTTACTAATTTTTGGTTATGCTCTAATATACAGCCAATGATCGTATCTGTCAATAGACAATTTGCAAATAATTGGAAAATAATTGAAAATTAGTTGTACTACAAAAAATAGTGAAAATAATTATTTAACAGCTTGCATTTTAGCGATTAACGTGCTACGTATGCGCTACAATATACATACTAATTAAAAATTAGTTGTACTACAAAAAATAGTGAAAATTTTTTAAAACACCTATTGACAATTTTAAGTTTGGCTGTATATTAGAGGTATAGCACAAAATGCTGTAGTTGATCGACAAGTAATAGAGTTTAAGTGGGGATCACTTATAACCGCTACATCTGGCAAGAATCCAGTAGATTTATCACGGATAGCAAGCCCAGTAAGCGTAGGTGATCGCCACTTTTAAAAAACCAAAACCAAACCAATAGGAGAAATCATGACCAACAACTCTCAAATCAACGTGCTCGATCTTTTGACCATCGAACAGTGCAAGGAGGCCATAGCCGCCCATCCTGCGCAAGCAGTCGAGATTCTTGAACGTGTACAGGCGCTTGCCAGTGCCAGAAAATCCTCCCCCAAATCGCCCAAATCCACCGCCGAATTTTTGGGCGGGTGTCCGGGCGACATTTTCGCATTTTTCTGCGTAAAAATCGCGCAGGAGCTGGCGCTGGATGTCGCCAGCGTCGAGGACATGACTGCCATCGCCCAGTCAATCCCTGCCAGCTTTTCCCTTGTACAAACTGCGCAAGGCGGCGCAAGGCAAAAAACCCAAGCATTGCGCAACTTGCTGGCGCTGGGCGTTGTAACGCTGGTGGACACTCCTGTGCTGTCTGAGGACAATCAGCGCCATCTGGACGCTGTCCTCGACAATGTCGAGTTTATTTCGCGCTATGTGGCCTATTTCAGGGCTACAAACAGTAAGGACATAGACAACGCTTATAGCTGGACGCGTGGCAATCAGGAGGAGCATGATCAAGCTCTTGAGCGCCTGGTGGAGGATGTTGCCACCTGGCATAATAAGCAGGTACAGGAGCCGGAGCAGGAGCCGGAGCAGGAACCGCCCAAGAGCAAGGGAGGCAAGGCCAAGAAATAACATATGGCAAGCCTCAAAGAGTTAACCCGGCCTGTGGCACGTCCCAAGCGTGCCACAGGCATCAAGCGAACCAATAAAGTTAAAAGCATGAAAGGCAGGTAAACCATGAAAAAGATGATCATAGCGCATTACAGAGCGTTGCGACGGGCTGGCTATAGAGTTGATTCCGCCAGATACTGGACAGCCCTAAAATTTGGCGTAAGCGCCTCGTTTGTCGCCAGCCTGATCACAAATCTGCGAGGTGTATAATGGACCTCACAATATCATGTAACTGCGATATCAGTATCGTGATTAGTATTGCAGTAGTGGCGATTGTGGCGTTGATTTTAAAACGCCACCAGCGATAAGTCACCACCTCTAGCCGCCATGACCACCAAATCGGATCGTGGCGGCGAACCCGGGTGGGGCGAGTGTTGGATGTATATTCACACTCAATTTTTGAATTTTTAACTAAATTTCAAATAGACAGTTGCATTTTTAAATTTTTGGGTTATATTAATAATGTAACAGGAAAGACAACTTCTGGCTACGGTTATTTTTCAAGGGTTTGCGGTAAGAGCATTTCAGCGGGTATAATACCGGATATCCAACGGAGGCATCGTTCCATGCAGAGCGGGTTCGGGACCCCATCCCTGCCACCATTTTAAGGCTCCGTAGGCCGGACAGGTAATGCTGGTACACCTACTGTCTCCAGCAACCGATAGGCGCGATGAAACCACTATGTGCGAAGTTTATGCAAGTTCAAATCCTGCCAGTACCACCTTTAATGCTTGTGTGGCAATATGAATAATGTGATCTACAAATTTCAATTAAAAATAGAAGATAGTCAGAATCTTATTTTACCGATTGGGGCAAAAATTCTTTCGGTAGGTACGACTAATCAAGACAGTACTGCTATTTTTATTTGGGCGACAGTGGACTCCAATCCTATAGGTTATGAGGCCAGAAAGATCAGGATAATAGGGACCGGGCAGGTCTATGATACTGCTAACCTTTATTTTATAGGAACCGTCATTGTGGCAGGTGGAAGATTAGTTTATCACGTATTTGAGAAAAAATGAGCCAGTGGAATGATCTGCCCATAACCGTCGAATGCGGTGTAATGTGTGATATTTATCTATGAGGGATGGGTATGACGAAATCACTATGCAAGTACCACACAACAATCACAAATAACGTAACAACAGGAATTTTACAATGAAACAGAAGTTTATCACGAAACGATTCTCGAAGAAATCCGACCAAATGATTGATTATGCTAATAGTATAATCCGCTCCTACGCCAACCAAGGCTTCAAACTCACCTTACGTCAACTATATTATCAGTTTGTTGCACGGGACCTTATCCCGAACAGTCAAGCTGAATACAAAAAGTTAGGTAACGTAATCAGTGATGCACGGTGTGCAGGACTCATTGATTGGGAAGCCATCGAGGATCGCACAAGAGCCATGCAGAGCCATGACGGGGTATGGGAAAGCCCCGTGCAAATTATTGACGCTTGCACTCGCAGTTACCGCAAACCGCATTGGGACGCACAGCCGTGGTACGTGGAAGTATGGGTAGAGAAAGAGGCCCTCGCGGGTGTGGTTGAGAGTATGTGCAGGGAACTTAAAGTGCCGTCATTCTCTTGTCGTGGGTATACCTCGCAGACCACTATGTATGATGCAGGAAGACGGCTTGCGTCTGCATATGGGGCGGGCAAGCAAATCAAAATCGTCCATCTTGGGGATCACGACCCCTCCGGTATTGATATGACTCGTGACATTCAGGAGCGGCTGTCATTGTTTAGCTTTCCAAGGGATTGCGAGTGTGAAGACCCTGAAAATGGTTGTGATCAATGCATGGCCTGGTCAAATGATGCTTTTCAGGGGTTTCATGATATTACTGTAGAGCGTATAGCTCTCAATCTTGATCAAATTGAACTCTATAACCCACCCCCGAATCCTGCAAAAGTTACCGACAGCAGATTTGAAGCATATGAGGCAGAGTTCGGTGAAAGCTCATGGGAGCTGGATGCACTTGAGCCGCGTGTGTTGAAGAATCTGATTTATGACAGTATATCTCCGATTATCGATATGGACCGTTGGCGCGAGGTTGACACTACTGAACGCCGTGAGCGGAAGTTACTTCAAGCTATCAGCAACAACTTTTACGAAATTCGAGAAAAGTATGAGGAGCAGATTGGGGATGACGACTGATATGGAAACCAAGGAACGCCTTAATCGTTTGATGGCTCTGTGGACCGTAGCAGAGGTATACGATGGGGCGTGGATCGGTGTGGACCTTGACGGTACTTTGGCGAAGTACGATGGGTGGAGAGGGATGGCACATATCGGAGAGCCTATTCCTGGTACTTGCGAGGTTGTAAAGGATTTACTGGATATGGGTGTCAGGTGTAAAGTGTTTACCGCACGGGTATGCGCCGGCACATCCATGTTGGATAAAGACACCTTTAATGCTGCACTTAGAGATTGGAGTTTGAAACATTTAGGTACAGCGTTACAGGCCACATCTGACAAAGATTGGAGGATGGTAGCAATTATTGATGACCGTGCAATTGCTGTAGAGTTTAACACCGGGAGATTTTTATGATAAAATCTTTCCGTGTGTATGATTTACTGAAACAACAGTACATAGCAGATGAAGCTATGTACTTTTTATTCGGCCTGATGGGTGTTTGTACTACCTTGAGTGGCGGTGCAAGTGCGTAAAAGCTGACCCTGCGCGGTACAGGGTAGATTGGGATTGAGGTGTATTAGGCTGATTAGGCATGTCAACACCATTCACGCTCGGAATCGTACATCTATTTGCGCGGATGTACAGAGATCAGCCCTGTAGCTCCTATGATCGCGCCAAGCCATCGGCTATTCAGTCTTCACGCTTTAAGTATTCTATAAATCCTACAATAGTTTGCAATTTACGGTAGGCATCAGCCATGTCCGACTTCGACATATCCACTGCAATGCCGTTTACTGTCAACTTCTCCATCAACTGCTTGTTGTGGATTTTAAGTTGTTCTACGCAATGTTTGAGTTCCAAGATTTCAGTGGTTTGCCGTCTGATTTTTTCCTCATAGGCGACCAAATCTTTATATTGCACGTCGATTGTGGCGTTGGCCTTATTCAGTTTGACGAGCAAATTATTCGTATCATTGTTCATGGTATTCCTCTTTGCTTGTGTGTGTTTGTTTATCTTATTATACATTGATTTTTTGATATTTCAACTCATGTACTTGACTTTTTCAACTAATAGTGTAAGTTAAAGGTGAGGTGCATATGATTGGAACTGGAATAAAAATCGAGATGAACCCGCACTACAGCCCAGATGCGGTGTCAGTACAATGTGGGTGCAGGGCGTTTGCGCAATTACCCCCTGAAGTCAATCACATACTTCATAAATTTGAATCGAATGGTATGACTGTGGTGTGGCGCATTCAGGCACAACGCCGTGGCGAGTCTGCTGTAAAACATATTCATTTTGTCAATAAGCAATTAATGCTACGCCTACGGAAACATCCCAGCGGGGTATTTCCATCTTATACGGAGGCTCGTGAGATAGCGGACAAGATGATTGCCACGGGACTGTTCGAGCGGGTAATAATCTCTGAGGAACACACATTGGAGGGATTGCATGGCGCTTGATTTATCTGAAAAGCAGTTAAAGGGGCTTAAGATGCTTCAAGACCCGGACAAGGGGTATATCTTGTTTACCGGTGGAGCACGGTCCGGTAAGACCTTTCTTATCGTGGAATTCATGGTAGGCAGGGCATTCCAATTCCCCGGTTCCCGGCAACTTGTGGTACGTAAGACCCGTATATCAGCCAAGGAGTCATTGTGGGACGATTCCTTTACAAAATATCTATCCACCCATATCCCCAGTTCTGAGTATGAAATGCTCAAGTCAGAACTTGTGATTAAGTTTTCAAATGGTTCAACAATTATGATTGCCGGATTGGATGATGCGGCTAGGGCAGATAAGATTCTCGGTACGGAATACATAACGATCTTCTGTAACGAGGCCACACAGCTTGAGTATGACGTAATCGGGACCCTGAAAACCCGTCTTGCTCAAAGGGTGTATGATGTTGACGGTAAGTTCGTAGCGGCAAATAAGATGGTGCTGGACTGTAACCCCCGACAACCTACGCACTGGTTGTACATATGGGGTATACTGCTCAAAGACCCATCTACTAAGCCGTATAAGCCCCTTATAGATGCAGAGCGCCATGCTACGCTGCACTGGACCCCGGAAGATAATATCAAGAACCTGCCCCCTAATTTTATTGAGGAGCACTTGGATACCTTGCCGCATGAGGCAAGGGAGCGTATGCGATTCGGCAGATGGTGCGGAAGTGAGGGGGCTATCTTCAAAGAATTCAATGATAAGATTCATATGATCGAACCATTTGAGTTGCCGCGCTACTGGCCTCGTATAAGGGCTATAGACTTTGGATTTGATCATCCTATGGCATTTCTACATGCCGCTTATGACTTTAATACAGATACATTATATATTTACTATGAATTTAAGGAATCCGGATTGACAATCGATAAATTGGCTGATAAATTAGATAGCGTCGAAAAAGAACTTAATGAGTTTTATGAAGTTCAGTGGGCTGACCACAGTAAAACAGATCGGGCTTTTTTGGCTAATCGAGGCATCATTACACGTCCGGCAAAGAAGTCTGTAACGGACGGTATCAATGCCGTTCGGGAACGGCTTGTGGTCGACAGCACCTTGGGACGGCCAAAATTACTTATATTTAACACCTGTGATGGCCTACGGGATGAGATGTATGCCTATACGTGGCACGAAGACAGATCGCAGGTTGCAGATTCGGATAAGCCTGTAAAATTAGATGATGACTTGGTGGATTGTCTTAGGTACATATGCTATGGTCAAGCAAAACAAAATCCCATATTTTAAGGGGGACATATGAATTACGATACGTTCAACAACTACAGCGCCACCGGACTTTCTCAGGCAGAACTGGTATTTACACGTGAGAATCTGTTCTATCACAAAAACAAAGCAACGTGGTTGCGGGCATTACAGGCATACAACGGCGGCAGGGAGTATATTGACCTCGTACTGACCAAACATCCATCCGAAACGGATGAGGAATTTGAGTCCCGCCGCAAGTCTGCGTATCACTTGAATCTTGTCAAATATTCTGTACGCAGTTTTGGGGATTACATTTTCGGTAAAGAACCTCGCCGCATATTTCATGGCTCCACGGAGGACCCGTTGGTTGAAGATTTTGACCGCCAGAAGCAACATGCAAACATCGTTATGCGTAAGATGTTTGATTTTTACACATTATGTAATCTTACATGGGCCTTTGTGAGTATGCCTAACATAGCAGGTACGCGCGTGACAGAGCGTATGATGGCAGATGGGGGTATACGTCCGCACGTGATGACCCTGTCCCCACTCGCCGTACCTGACTGGTGTTTTGATGCCTATGGTGAGCTTGAGTGGATTATCGTGGAAGAAATTGTTGCAGATAAAACAAATCCGTTAAAGCCGCCTGTAATATGGAAAGTGAGACGGCTTATAACCAAAACATTCCACCAAACATACAAGGCAATCTTAACATCACCCTACAATTACAGCCCGGACCCCGGAATTATCGTAGGCAAGGCCTACACAAACACTATCGGAAAGGTGCCTGTCATACCGTTCAGCGATATTTTGTACGATAAAGATTTCAACACACCGGCTATTGCAGACGTGTTGACCATATCTGAGGCGGTTATGATGGGTGAGTCTGAGTTGCTGACCAATATCCTTAAACAAACTTATGGACAGCTTGTACTACCCATGTCCATGTCTGCGATGAAGTCCCGCATTATTGCAAACATCGCATCGGATATGGGGTCCGAATTTGACAGGTGTTCTACCCAAGTTGAACGTATGGTTCAACAAGAGGTTAGTGTTGCGGTGGGTCGTTCCAAAGCATTATGGGAGGATACTGACGAAGTAGGGATTACCCGTTACGTACAGCCGGATGGTGCAAATATTGATAGCATCATTATGCATAATGATAGATTGATCAACATTACCACCCGGCTTATCGGCTTAATGACTGGAGTACAGACTACACAACGGGCATCTGCTGACAGCAAAGCATTGGACAATGCCGGATTCAGCTCACAGTTGAACAACATAGCCAGCAGATTGCAGGAGTTCGAGGGTAATATCTGGAAGCTATTCAAACAATACGTGCCACGCACTAATGTACCAAAGATTGAGTATAATAAGAACTTCAACGTGCATGATTTCAGAGCGGTAATCGCTGGCATAGTGGAGCTGGCAAATATCAATGGGGGGCAGGAGTATGTGAAGCAAGTGAAGCGGACCGCCGCCTCTACACTGGATAACATCGTCCGCATGAGTGACACCGCCTACAACGCCATCCGTAATGAGATCGAGGAAGGTAAAGAAGCGGACAAGCCACCCACGTTTGAAGAAAAAGCGGATCACGTGATAGAGGCTTCCGGTAGTAGCCCTGATTCGGTGGAGGCTACGCCTAATTACCGTAAAAGCGCTGAATCCATACCAAAGACTGCTGGTATTTAAAATTTATTTGAAAATTCTAATCAAATTGATTTGCAATCACATGGCTTGCATGCTAGTATATTAACAGCGGACAAAACCGCGATATAAAATGATTAAAGCAGGAGAACGATCAAGATGACTTATGCAGAACTTTTGGCGAAGCTGAAAAAGGGTGAAGCCTTGACAGCGGAGGAAGTCACTGAACTCGAAAAGACCAGCAGACCGGCAGAGCGCTTCAATGAAGTCTCCAGCCAGAAGCAAGCCTTGGAGACGGAGGTGAAAACCTTAAAGGGGCAGATTGCGGAAAAAGACGCGGCATTAGCTCTTGCCGGGCAGGAATCGGAGGACAAGTTCAATGCTCAACTTCGTGAACTCAGCGGCAGAGTCGAAACCCTCACGGGCGAGAATCAGAGCCTGAAAACCTTTAAGGAACAGAGCGAGAAGCAAGCGAAAGTCAATCGAATCGCTTCTGTTGATTGTAAAGAATACACACAGGCGGCATTTGCCGACCCCGACTACCTCGCGGTCCTGTTGGACAAACAAGGCGTTGACTTGGACGATAAAGACGCTGTCAAGGCGGCAATCACCAAGATCAAAACCGAGAAACCGGAACAGTTTCTCGTTGACATCAAGGGCGGTGTAGGGGCAGGTGGGGCCGGTGGTGCTGGCGGCGGTGTGGGTGGTGCTGAAAAGCATGATGACAAAGCACCGGACTTTTCCAAAATGTCAGCAGATGACCGTGTGGCGTATATCGCCGCAAATGGATGGGACGCATTCACACAGTCTCATAAAAAAGATTAAACAAGGAGCTATATCATGGCTATTACACTTTTGGGGGATTTGCTTCCCTATACGAATCAGATGCGGCAGGGTTACATTGACGAAGCCACGCAGATCGTCAACGTATTCAATGGCGCTTCGGCTGGTACAATCACCCTGCACGAGCGCAACATTACCGGCACGCTCAACAAGATCGCGTTTTTCAAAGATTTCGGTACTGTTGCCCGGAGGGACATCACCTCCATGTCGGACCAGACTGCCGCGAAAATTGAACGTGACGAGCACACGGATTTCCGTACCTACTTCAAGTTCGAGCCTGTACAGTGGACGGATGAGGCGTTCTGGACTGCTGATCGCATGAAGTCTGACAGCGTGGCCTACATGATCGGAACCCGGCTGGCCCGTGCACGTATGCAGGAAGCCATCAAACAGGCTATCTCCATCGTGGCCGCTGCCATCGAGTCTCAGGGCGCTGACACCACTCTCGACCTGACGACTCCCACTCCGCGCAATTTCCTCCAGCCGGAAATCACCAAGGCCCGCTCCCTTTGGGGTGCCCGCTTCAACGATCTTCGGCTCATGGTCATGCACTCCAGTGTGTTCTTCCCGCTCGTGCAGAATCAGACGATGAATCATTCATTTGATCTCGGCGCTGGGATTACACTGTATGGCGGCACTCCCGGCACAATGGGACAGCCCATTCTTGTTGTGGACAATCCGGCGCTGATTTACGATGATAATGGCGAAGCCCGGTTCAAGACCCTGCTTCTGACCCAGAACGCTGTGAACATTGGTGATGACGGCTTCATCAACGCCGCTCTCGCGCCGGTTGTCGGCAAGGAAAACTTGGGGCATTGGTTCCAAGCGGAGTGGTCGATGTGGAACAACGTCAAGGGCTATCAGCTCAAGGCGAGTGCCAATCCGCAGTCCAACCCGAGCGACGCCACCCTTACCAAT